AATGCATCTGAAACGTCTACGTCAGGCTGAAGGGCTTTCTTGATAGCCTCCTTGTAAATAGAAGCCTCAGCCTTCACTTTGTCAATATCAAATATATCAGGGAATTTAAGTTTCTCTTTTAACAGGTCGAGACTTGCTTGCATATTTTTTTGCAAATCGTTCACCACCTCTGATATGCCACCACCCGTATCCGTATCCACGTCTGGTTCTACTTTCACTTCGGGTTCCCAAAAAAGCATCGGGCCCGTATCTTCAGGTAATTTCAACATATCACCAATGTCAAGAGTTAGTTCGTCCATCCTCATTTCATGCATCATGTTGAAATTAGCTGCTGACTTAGTGCTGTCCAGTTGTTTTTCGGTAGCCGCAAGCTCTTTTTCATATTTCTTTAAATCATTAAGACGTCCGGCACCAGCAAAGCCCGAAGAACTATCCTTATTTAATTGCCTGATTTTTGAAAGTGCCTGTTTTATGTTTTCAGCATGTTTTTCTAGTTCCGCAAACCCAGCGGTATCAATGTCTATATCTTTTACATTTTCTAAACTTTTATTTAAATCTTTTTGCGTTTGCCATGCTTTGTGTATCCCTGCTGATAATATTGCCAGCGGCGCAGCAATAGCCGCAAATTGTGCCAAAAAAGAAGCCGTAGCTGTTTCAGCGGCTATCAGAGCGCCCACATATCCCGTTTCAAGAGCACTTACTACCGCCGGTATCGCCGTGGCGCTAAGATAAAACATGCGCGACGCTAATGATGAAACAGCCAATGACATCATTGTAAGAGCGTATATAACCGGTCCACCAACCCCGATAACTGCAACAAGTTTCATCATCGATTCCTGTGTATCAGCCGAAAGAGACGTAAACCAGTCCAGCATCATTTTTATACTGCCAACGACTATATCGGTTAATTCCTTAATAACTGATTTTACAATACCCATTGTGGTAGTAACAATACGTTTTGTGGTCTGCCACATTTTCGCCCCGTCGCCGGTGGTAAAATAGGCGGCAATAGAATCCCAATTTTTGGTTATCGCCACGGCAGCCCCTGCAAAAGCGGCTACCACGGCAACCAAAGGCAAGGATATAGCACCTATCGCAATAGACAGCGTACCCAATGCAAGCATGATAGGCCCGGAAGCACCCAGCAAAACAGCTATAGTGAAAGCCACTTTTTTTGTCTCCTCAGACAGACTTTTAAACCAATCAACGGCTTGTCCTATATTTTCAATAAGCCCCTTCACTACATCTTTTAGATTGAACGTCTCAACAATGGATGTGCCGATCTCGGAAAGGGCTCTATCCACATTATCGCGGAGCGTTGAGAATACCCCCCCTAATGTACTGGCCATCTTTTCAGTGGCGCCCGCATACAAGCCCGTTCCCGTTGTAGCATCTTCAATAGCTTTTTGAAGCACATCAAACGATATTTTGCCCTGTGAAGCCAGATCAAAAATTGCATCTTTCCCTACACCCATTGAGTCGGCCAGTAGCTTCGTCATGGGAATACCACGGTTGATAAATTCTCGTATATCGCGGGTCATAAGCTTTCCTTCAGCGGAGGCTTGACCGAACGTGATAGCCAGTTCATTAACATTAGCCCCCGTACCCGCCGCCACATCACCAAGCATCTGCAAATTAGAAAAAGCAACCTCCGTGCTTTGCCCCATGCCAATAAGGGTGTTATTTGCCTTTACCAGGTCTTTGAGCTGGAAGGGCGTGCCGGCCGAAAACTCTTCTAATTTCTTAAATGCTTTTGCCCCCTCTTCCGCGGAGCCGGTAAGGATGGATAACTGCATCTCAAGGGCTTCGTAATCGGCCGCGGTCTTGATAGCCATCCCAGCGGCAGCCACTAAAGGAAGCGTAAGTCCAGCGGTAAGGTTCTTGCCTACCGATTGCATCTTCCGGCCGACCTTACGGAATTTCTTGCTTATACGATCAGCCGTCTTAGCCCCTTTTTTTCGCACGTCATTCATGGCGGCATTGAATCCGCTTTGGTCGGCTGTTACACTTGCTGAAAGACTTCCTACAGAAAAGGCCAAAATTACCTCACATATTAATATTAGAATTAACCATATCGCGGCCTTCATCATTATCTAAGAAATACGCCCACGCTGAATCGGCCGGAAGCCCGCGGATAAGAATCATAAACCGACGCATCGGCATTGCGTTCGCAAAGACCTCTTCAACCAAATCCATCTGGTAGAATCGCAAAAAGTCAGCTTCCAGATACGCCCAGCCCCAGTTAAGGAGCCGCGGATCGTGGGCTTCTACTTTTTTTTAGTAGTATCGGTCATGCTCATACCCCAATGCTCCATAACGGGGGTAAGAATGGTTTCATTAACCAGCTTGAAAGATACATGGTTATAGTCGCCGTCCACGATCTTGGAAGCAAATTCCTTGCCCAGCAGCCGCTCAATCATTTCAAGGTTCTTTTCATCCGGAACCTCTCCGTTCTTGGTATTACGGTTTATGAACAACGGCAGCCATGCAGGGGCCTCACTCGGAAGCTCAAAAGTATCCCCATCGAAATTGACGGTAATAGCCTTCGCGCGTTGCGATGCCACCGCCTGATCAAAGTCAATGATTAAGGAATCTTCCTGCTCGGCCGTGAACTCTTCCAAGTCGCGGTCAAGTATTTCGGTATTTGTTAGTTCGTTTTCCATTATGTACCACCGGTTATGTCGGCTTTATCATTAACACGCATATCGGCGCTGAATTTTTGTGAACCCGGTTTCTCCGCCGTCTTTTCATAGCCGGTAATAAAGCCTGTAAAGCTATAGCCGTCGCCTGCGGTGTCGGTAAAATCCAGCGTGATCTCTGATCCCGTGTCCTTTGCTGTTTCCACGGCGGTCTGTCCGGCATCCGTTTTGATGAGGATTCCATTAAAGGAAGCCGTTGAGCCGATTGATGTTGCATTATACTGTTCCTTTATGATAGGCGGAGATCCGACGGTGTCGGAAAGTCCGGCCACTTCTTCTTCTGATATCGAATCGGATGAGCTAAATCCCAGTAGACGCCCGATATCATCGGTGTCTAATGTGATACTCCAACCCGCACTTCTTACTTCTTGAGCCATAATAGTAGTGTTTTAGTGTTTACGATTTATGTTTTGCCCAATTTTGCAGTGATGCTCGTAGTGCGCTGAATAGACCGCGCGCCCTTCATCATCGTTTTCCACAAAAGAAGGTGATGTTTGAATGGTTGTTTGTCGGATTTCGATTCCGTCAAATGTTCCGGTTATATTCGTTATAATTCGATGTATTTCTAATATTTTATCGTGAGCAAAGGTGTAACTGCCGCGCGTCGTTATCTGGCTGCCGAAAGCGTCTTCATCAAACGTATGTGATTCTTGCAGCACAAAACCTGGCTCGTCGTACAGGCATATCGCATTGTCAGGGGTATCCGGCATCGAGCGAATAAACAGATCCACACCTGTGGTGCCTACGCTCAGCGTTGCTAAATACTCTGCAAGTCCGTTTGCTATCATTACAGTAGGTCTAATAGTTCTTGTTTCGTCATTTTTTCAGTGAATGCTATACCTTCACTTATTAGATGATCAACGATTTCATCTTTGGTATTATCCATCGCCACCTCATCGGCGCGGTAAGCCTGCCCGCAATCAATCATGGCCTGTGCCTGTCTTTCTGTGGCCTCCGGCATAGGCTCATCTTTTTCGTAATTTTTGCCGTTCCATATTCGCGTGAATGCTGATTTTATCATAATGTTCGTTTTATTGCTTTTTTTATTTCCTTTTTAAGTGCCTTCGGTGTAAACGTCTTTATCGGGTCGCGCAGATAGTTCTTTTTTCTTCCATGCTGAAAGTTCGCATCTTGCTCATGCCACTTCACGGCATACGGCACTCGGGAGATACCCGTGCCCGGCCCGCCGCCGTAGCTAATCGTCCATTCCATTGAGTTGGCCGGGTTCTGTTTTACCATGCCCGAAGTGAGCAATGTATCTTCATCCAGGGGCACCTGCTGATTAGACTGGCCCAACGTTGCGCGCGCGGCATTGCCCACGGCTTCGCTGATAGCCGCATTCGTCAGCCTCTTAACCTTATCGCCTTCCCATTTTGTCCAGCCACTCATATTGATTTCCCAATTTCCTGTGTAGCTGTGATGCGCCCATACAGAGCTACAACAGCAGAGACCGCCATACCAATAGCGACCACCACAGCCTGTAAGTCTG